TGGTTGTTGAGCGAAAATTACCCGAGCTTGTTGGCGCATCTACAAGCTGTGGAGATAGCAAAGAAATGTCATTAGAGATAAAGCCACCATCAATTGTGTATTGCGCCGCATTAACTCGCTGCTGATTATAGTCAGCAAACATAATTTGATTATCAACTACTCTTGCCTCAATACTGCTTGAGCCGTCATTAGCCTGGATATTAAAAAACACATTGCCTGATGTTAGAGGGGTATCAATGAATATGCTTGTTGCCTCAATTGTAGACTTTGTTATGACAACGAGCCCCTTATTACCAACAACGCTTTTAATTTCATCGCTTAAGCCGTAGGAAAATGAGCTAAGTGGGGTTGCTTCAGCATCATCAAAATTGTAAAAATCACTAATATTTGAGGCAAACAACAACCTGGGGAGCATTGGAGTGTTGGCAACAAACATTCTATTCTGGAAGAAGCCACCCCTAGTTGGCCACCCTCTATCCTGACCAGCTGGAGTTCCTCCAGTGAAATCACCCCAAGCAGCTTCAGTTAAAAAAGTGTTGGCGCCTTTTATTGCCGTAGTGCCATTGAAGTCTGTAATTACATCAGCAGTGCAAGTTGCCCCACCTGCAGCAACGGCAGTTATTCTTGCTACGCCACCATTTCCAGAAAGTGTTCCGCCAACATGACCAGCATTAAAAGTATAATTAGCAGCAGTAATTGTTATGCCTGAGCCGGTAGCCGGGCTAGGAGTAAAAGTAACAGTTGACCCTCTGTAGCTATTGTCATCAATGACAGAAAAATCGTAGGTTGGGACATTTCCAAAAGATATCGTCGCAAGCTGCCATGAGGTATCACTTATTCTTTTGAGCTGATGGGGCGGAACAGATGGATGAAGAATTATTATTCTATCGTCATATGAAAAAAAGAACATATCTTCAATATCTGTTATTGCATATTCTCCAGCGCCAGTGCTTGCAACTAATATTTGCTTTAATTCTTGATTTTGATAAACCTCAAATGCAACTCCAGGAGTTCCCGTTCTATCATGCGGTCTTACAATGACAGTGAATTGCTTGGTAGAGCTAAAACTAAACACATGACCATTAACCTCAGACTTATCAGTAACTGGCTCATTAGAGTCTCCAGTATCAACTACGGTTGTAATATAATCGGTTCCAAACCGCCTAGTGACTCCACCCTGAGGTATCGCCATGACATCGCGCAGCTTTTTTGCACCCTTAAAGTAGCCAGCAAAGTCAGAGCGGGCAAATAGTCGCTCATCTAGTTCACCGAGGGTAAAGACAGATTGAATTTGGCGGACGGCCATTAGTTGCCCTCATTAAAATAATCAAAGTTATTAGAGGCAACGCGCCTAACATTAATCCAAGGTTTAGACTGAATTCCTCGATTTGGAGAGCTTTGAGCATCGACCCACATGGCTGAACTTTTCTTTTGTGCTGATATTCGTTCTAAATATTGAGCCATGTTTCTATCTTCAGCTGTTGAAAGGGCTAATTTTGCAGCCAATGCATAGACAAAATACTCTTTAAAGGGTTCTGACCACTTTGAAACAGGGGCTTGATAAATATATTCAAGCTTTAATTGGCCTGATGTCCCGGTGTATATCTGATTTCCAACTACCTCGTAATCAACATTTGGATACAGACGGTAAACAGATATTAAGTCAGACGGCAGGTTATAGGCGCTAGACCACTGTGCAAAATCAACTTCATCAACAGAAAGGTTGAGCTGTTGATATTTGCGTGCAAACTTCCAATGAGCTTCAGTTAAGATGCTTGGGACCATCAAATCATATATTTGTTGCATGCCAACACTGAACTTGTCACTTTCAGTAATGGTCGTAAAGGGAGCTTGGCCAAGCAAAACAGCGGCGCTACTCATGATTTCAATATCTGTTTGCGGTCCGGCCATGTTATCTCCTTGCTAAACTGTAATATCTAGCTCTTGTTCACGCTCATCACGAATTTTTTGCAACATTTCTTCGTCATCGAATAAACCAGTTGTCTCTAGTGCTTTAAGTTTTTCTGTCGAGTCCCTCAACTTCTGCCTCTTAATTCTTAGCTCAGCAAGCTTTTCGTTTTCTTCCCGGTCTAGCAGCGACATTAAAATTCTGTCGGATTTATCAAGCTCTTTGTTTCTTTTCCGTCTTAGCTCACCCAAGGCAACTTCTTTTGCCTTGCAGCAGCACACATTTACTTTTGTTGTCTCGTCAACATCAACCCAGGCGTTTCTAAATTCTCTGCTAGCTGGAATATCTTCAGATTCAACTTCTCGATAAGAATCAATTCCCTCTGGAATTGAATCGCTAATGTATCGCGCGATTACATCTTCATCTGTGACTGGGTCAGTGTTATATACAACTGGCTGATACTCTTGCACGACAATTTCTTGCCGAAACTCGTTGCCATCTTCGTCTGCTTTAATTTCATACTCGACTACTTTTTCAACGGCAGGCTGCAGCACTTCCTTGGCTCTTTCTCTTCGAATTGATTCTCTTATTTTTTCGGGATCAACTGGATATACTACTGATACTGACCCCGTATTTTTATCTGTGTAAACAAGTTTATTTAACATATCAGCCTTCCTTGCTTGACTGCTAATTTGTGAAAACGATAAGCGCTTGATCCCTGGTAGTGTCTGCAGTATTAACAACTACGTTGGCACCATCTTCAACATATTTAAACGTAATAGTTATGCTTCCTGTCTGTCTTGTATCTGTCTCAATGCACCTAAGCTGGTCTGAAACATTTCCTCCAACCCCGAGCCCTACAAAGTATTGTTTATCTGCAAATGAGCTTGTGAAGTTAACTGTCACTTTTCCAGTCGCTGTATCTGTGAGCGAAGAAACATTCGCACTTTTTTTAATGTCTGGAGTTCCTGAACCCCAATCCCAAGTTAGCCCCGCTTTTAATATTGTGTCAGCTTCTGTTTCAACAAAAGACTTGAGACTTTGCTGGGTGATCAATGACGTATTTGAGTCGCTCGCCATGTCGTCCTCGTCGAGAACAGTAGTTACGCGAGTATTTGCACCACCCAATCTTACGCCAGAATCACTAATATCAAGTCTTGAACTGCCGCTTGTTAAATAATTTTGGGTGTCTGCGCCAAAAGATATTTTGTTGTCAGTATCTCCGCTATGTGAGATATCTTGATGAAATGTGACAGTGTCAGAGTTCAAGTGAATTTGGCCGCTGCCGTCAGGAGTGATTCCAATTGTCCCATCTGTATCTGTTGATGAAATAGTGTTTCCATTGATATTTATGTTATCAATTTGCGCCTCTGTGACAGCGCTGTTTGTGCCAAGCGTAATCCCATCAACAGTACCACCATTAATATCGACAGTTGTAATCTGAAAAGTTCCGGCGCCACTCAACACTGCTCTGACAGTGTTGTTTGTTCCAAATCGAATATCTTGGTTAGCATAATTCCAGATAAACGAGTTATCTGCTTCGGCATGGGAAGATGGATTTACTCCGATATCAAATATTGAGGAAGTATCATTTTCAAAACTTATATTAGCGTATGATGTTGAGCTTCCGCTAAGCACATAGATAGCGCTCGTAGCAGTATTATCTATGTTATTTGTAACGCGGATTGGTGCAAAAGAGCCAGAGTCTGTATCGCTTTCAAAAAGCCCCCAAAAACTAGTTAGTGAAGTAATCTTATTGCTTGCGCCGATTGTTACCCCGTCAATAGTGCCGCCATCGATATTAACCGAGCTGGAACTTTGAGCAGCCATGTTTGCTAAAGTAATATCAAAGTCTGGCATCGTTAAAGTTCTAGTTGTGCCAGTTGATATGCTTGATGCTTCAAAAGCAATCTTTTTTGTGTTGTCACCATTGTCATAAATTCTAAAATTTGAATCTGAAAATTCAGAGTGTGATGGTGACTCTGATAGCTCGGCAATTGTGACCGAGTCCGCACTTAGAGCTGAGGTAACGTAGTAAATAGCACGGCCATCAGATGCTGAAATGTAAATCAAATTATCAGCAGCAAGCGCATGTTTCATTTGATTAAAGTAACCAGCCGTTGAAACAGTTTCTAGCGTGTCTGTGTCTGATGCATAAGCCCAAATCTTAGCTTCAAAATCAGAAGACTGCCCAGATGTCACATTATTAAAGTTCGTTAGCTCAAATGCCATGTCTCATCCTTGAGAATTAAGAAAAGGGGCCGAAGCCCCCAGTCTTTATACGCCTGCAACAACTCTGTAGTAGACATCTACAACTACTGGAGAATCGCCAGTTGTGTAGTTTCCACCGGTGTTATCAAGAACAAGCGCTTTGTTTTCAGCTGCACTATTAGCAACAATAGCGTCAGCAAGAGCTACTGCGTGAGTTGTTGTATCAGCAGTTGCTGTTACAAATCCACTCGCAGTGATTGTTGAGCTAACAATAACGCCAGAGCCGTTTGTATATCTAACAGCCAGGTCATCAGGCGAGCCTGGCGCTGAAAATGCATATGCAGCAGAGTTGTAGTCAACCTGAAGTGCAGCGTAGTCAAACAAAGCCATTTTTCCAGAGCCGGGAGCAGGAACAAGCTCTTTAGCTGTAGTAGCTAGCGCTAACATTTCAGCTGAGCTTACAGTTACTCGTAAGTGAGCTAATCCCTCGCTTGAACCCATAACAACAGTGCTGGAAGATGCAGAAGCAACTACAAACGTGCCTGAACCATCAGATGCTACAACTCGAACTAAGTCATCAGCTGCTAAAGCTGAACCCAAATCTAAGAAGTAGTCATCTGCTAAGCATGTTGCCAATGTGTCAGAAGTTGTTTTATATGAATAGTGGCGTGCAGATGCTGCAGCACCGCTAGTCACGTTATTAAATCCGTTAATATCAAAAGCCATGATGGCATCTCCTTAAAATTAGGCAGTTTCGTCAATGTCGATTTGGCAGATACCAAGAGCATCAATAGCAGTCGCATTAGCACGGAACTTAGAACTAACTAACCATGATAATTTTTCAGGAACGTAGTTGATTTCAGTTGTGAAATCGATTCCGATACCCATGCCAACAGCCATTTTGTCCCAGAGATAACATTCACGAATGTTAGAAGCAACTGGTAGGCCGCCTTCAGTCATGTTGCCAATGATTGTCCAGTAAACTCCGGCTAGTTTTAGACCGTCTAAACCACCATTTTCAACGACTTTTTGGTTAACAAAGTCAGATGAGGTTAGCTTTTCTTCATCAAGCAGCTTTTCTTCACCTGCAGCTGAAGCAACACAGTACATGCCATTTCGACCAGCATTGTCAGCGTGCAATAAGCCAATAGCTTCACGAAGTTTTGCATATGTGAAGTTAGTACCACCGTTAGCGATTGTGTTAGCTGTGCCAGAAGCATCTAAAGCGTCAATGATTTGTTGGTCACATCGACGACCGATTGCCATTGCTGATGTTTTAACTAATTCCATTCTTTCGTCGAAGTTAACTTGTGCTTGAGCAAAGATATCTGAATAGTCAGAAGCGTGCCAATTCTCAAGAGTTAGCACTACTGGGGTGTAATCAACATTCATTGGAATAACGTCAGCTTGCAAAGCTTTTTGCTGAGCAATACCTTCCTGGCTCACAGGAAACTGTAAGGTTGAGCCAACTACATTTTTGCGAAGGCGAACGCCATCTTTAAGTAAGAAACCTTGGCTTTGGAAAGCAGCATGAACGTCACTTTCAAAGTCCTTTACCGCGACATCAGTTAAATGAATAGACATGAGAGTCTCCTAAAAAGTTGAACAAGTGTGGCTGTCTTTCTTTTTAGGGGCTCTTTCGAGGTATCCCTTAATACAACCAGGCCAAAATCCATTTCGACCTGGGAGTGTCCTAAATCGGGTCCCAGACATACTGATAATAGTCCCTTAAGGGTTTGATATCAAGCTTGTCTTCTTCCTTTATTCTCTCTTGTGTAAGCTTCTTGAAATCTACGAGTCAGAGAGTTTCGATAACTTTCATCGCTTTGATATCTAGCCCAGTTAGCTTCTTTTTCACTTTTAACTTCTGCCAAACTTTCAAAAGGCGTGTAATTAACGCTGTTACCTAGAGGTATCTCACTTTTCGGCTGAAATGCTTGGATTGCTTGAAGCGCTTTCATATCGTCAGCAGTTGAAACCCAGCTTTTAATTGTTTCAGCCGTGCTTTGATCAAACGTGTTGTTAATCCAGGTATCCACTTGAGTCACAATTTGCTTTGCATCTTGACCTAGCTTGTCCATTTCAGCTGCCGTGTTGGATTCGACAATTCCGCGCTGCACCTCTGAGAACTCTTGGATTACTCGATTAAAACCTTCTTGAGTCAGATTTAGCTCTTTAAATGTTTCGCTAAAGTGTTTCAAAAATGGGTCATCAGCGGTAAGACCGGCTTCTTCGAAAGGGCTGAAATCATAACCGTCTTTTGGCGCGCCTTTTGTTTCGCCGAACTTTTTCTCAAGCTCAGTGTAAGCCTTTGCTTGCTCAGCAACGCTTTTATATTTGTCTGCTTTAAACCACTTAGGAATGTCGCCAACGCCTTCCAATCCTTCAGCTAAATACCAAGCTTGTGGCTTCTGCTCTTCTTCTGCTTCTGGATTTTCAGTAACAACGGGGGCAATAGCTTCGTTTTGCTCTTCTTTTGTTACTTGAGATGCATCCCAAAGTGATTTAGGCTGTGTTTCACGTGAAACATTTGCCTCTTCTTGTGAAACATCTTCGTTAGCTGCTTGCTCAACCATGCTCTACCGTCCCTTTGTGCTGTTGTATTCCATCGACAATGCGCCTGATAAAGTTATTTTCACCTTCTCTGCAAAATGCATGAGACGCATCTTTATTTGGATCAGCACAAGTCTGACTGACAAGGTAATTACTAATCCAAATATTTAATAGCTCCGAGCCATACTGGTTTTCTTGAAATACTTGGTGCAACAATTTGTTGTAGTGCTGCTTAGCCTTTTCAGCTTTTTCATTGTGCATACGCTGCTTGTTTTGCACCTGCTCTTGAGCTTTTAATATCTCATCTGCTTTTGGTTGTTCCATTTACTAAACTTCTCCCTGTTGCTGTTGCATTTGAGCTTGTTGCTGAGCCATTTCAGCTGCCTGCTGCATAGCTGCTTGAATTTCCAAATCAGATTTAACCATCGATTGGTCTGCATCTAGCTTTTCAGCCATCCAACGTGGCAATTTAGTCGCATCAATTAGCTGAAGCGCTGCTTGCGGCCCATAAACTCCAACCAGAGATTGCCAAAGTTGCATAAACGCACCGTATTGAACTGACTCTTTTGCTTGGGCAAGCGGCGTTCTATAGTCAATTGCTACCACTTTCCCATCAATCTTGAGCTGAGGAATCAATCCCTTCTTCTGCAAAATGTAGACCACTCGATGAACAAGCGGGTCGAACAACTCTCTTTGTAGTCTATTGAAAGCTGCAGATGCATTTTCACGAACATTGGTTTGCTGTACTGCAACCTCTGTTGCTGTCCTATCTGGCACATCAACTATCGGCATTAGCGGTACAGTCATCATGATTTCATTGATTTGCGCGCGCAAATCTTGAACAACGAGCGCGGTAAAGTTAAGGTTTCCAGCTTGAGGCAATGGTGCAATTGGCCATGTCTCAGATGAGCCCCGTTGAACAGGAATAATACTGTTTGGCTCAATTTTGAAGGTGTATGGATTGATAATACTATCTGTATAAGCCATGTAAGTTGGCTGGGCTTGCATTGCAGCAGCTGCTAGCTCGTCATAAATAGCTTGATTAATAGATAAAGCGCTTGGAAGTGCATCAAGTACAACGCCTCGGCCTCTATCTTCGCCAGATAATACGTTCATACGGAATGCTACCCACTCCCAAGATTCAGATTCTCGGTAGTAGCAAACGTCAGATGAGTCTTTGTCGACAATGACATACTTATAAACTCTATCTTGATAGCAATAAAAGCTTATCTCATAAAGCGTCATCTCAATTGTGTCAGCATCTCTGCCTACATATTTCTGCGGTAAAACAAAATCAGGCCATAACTCAAGAGCATATTCGGGCTTTAACTTATACCAATCCCGAAAGAATGCATTGAAGTCATTGCGAGGGCCTGTATCAAAGCTGATTTGGTCACTTGGTACAGCAGAAAATACCAATGGGTTCTCATCATCACCTTCATTTATTTGCAAGACCCCTGTTGAGATAGACATGTCCATCAATGCTTCATAGATGACAAGGTTGAAGTTAGACTTATCTAGATAAAAGAAAAAGGTGTCTGTTATCTTTTGCAGCGCTTCATTTATCTGCTGCCTTTGGTCATCCTGGATTTCGGCACCGGCAACAAGCTTAAGAAACTGCTTATTTGGTGGCATTAATGCATTAATTGCATTGTGAACGAACTTCTTAGTTGCTGAAGCAAGCGTTGTATCGTACACCTCATCATTCATGTTCGTGCCAGGGCTATAATTTTCCCAGCTATCTCTATTCGGAATTGCGTGTCGATACGCTGCTTTCAGTAAATCCATCCACTGCGCAGTTTTTCCCACAGCACGTTCTCGGCGCTTAAGTAAGCGCTTAACTTGTTGCCTGTCCATAGCATTTATCCCAGCAGATTAGATTTATCAGAGCCGTAATCAAAGAATCCACCACCAACTCTGGCGCGCATTTGCTTTAACGCTGATTGCTGAGCTTTTTCACGCTCTTTAGCTGCACTGGCCTCTTGTTCTTTTCTTTTCTTTTCAGCCTCCTCACGCGCTCTTTTCATTGCTGTTTCTTGTTTTTTTCCGGCCATATGCTGTTCCCGTGCACCTGCCGCTGCGGCGCCTCCCGCTATAATTACCGGTAATGCTACGCCCATTTTTTTGCCTCCTTGCGTGTAATTTCTTTTACGCTAATAATGTTAGGCTCATCCTGAGCCGCTTTAGTTAAATATCTATATATAGAATAGGGCGTTTGTCGACATATTCCAAACTTCAGGCCGGACATATACCCAACAAGTCGAACACACGTCATTAATTGCGGCGGCCACATAAGATTTCTTGATGTTTCACGTGAAACAACACGCAATATTTTTGTCACTCTCTTATTTGATTCATAAACTTTAGTTAGAACAGGCTCTTTTGAGTCTAGATAATAGCTTTCTATGCCATATCTAGTAGGATTATAAACAATATGAATGTGCTCTAATTGTTCGATAACAAAAACATGTTTGTAGCCATCTTTACACAAAAATCCAAACTGATGCTCACTGCAGCCCAAGAAAACAAAAAAGTTAATTCTGACCACATTTTTTGGCTCATACTTATCTTTAAACCAAGATTTGAAAGATGTAATCAGCTTCTCTGTCATCATCTTTAATGACTTTAAGCAATGCTCCGCTTTGTGCATCAACAACATGAAAGTGAAAGACGCCTTGTCCGCGAGCCCTTTCAAGAAGTTCTTCAACTTTTGCATGTAAGTGTCTACTCATCT